GTACACTATACTGTACATAAGATACTGTAATGTATCATATAAGAGTCATTAGTCCTATATTACTAGGATAATGATTACTATATGAGCCATTAAGATGATTAATACTAAAGGAGAAGGATATGAGTGGAGACCACGACAGATACAAATGGGTAGATAGTAAAGAAGAGATTGATAAACTAAGGGATGAAGATATGGGATATGATAGTTTAGTTAGGAGGGTTGAGAAACTAGAGGAGTATGATGAGTTCCTTAACCTATCTAGACCTAGACCCAACACTGATGAAGCTGATGAGTTCGTACGTAAGGAATTACTTAATATGTATACCTGTTGTGACGATAGGGATAGTATAGCACTAGAGTATGTAATACGTATGGTATCCACACCTTCCCAGTGGAAGGAGTTCTGGGAAGCTAATGAGCTGAGACATATGATTGCTATAGGAGAACAATGATGCAGATTAAAGAGAAGGCGGGAACAACTAATGACTTTATAGTTGAGAATATAACTGAAGAAGAACAAGAAGTATTCTTCAAGCTAGGACTACAGGCTCTAGTTGATGAAGCTAGAGAAGGTAAGACACAGTTTATTGTACTGCCACCTGAGGCACTAGAAGGTGCTATACCTAACAAGAATAAGCTGACAGTAGAGATTGATGATGATGAAGCTGATGCACTAGTACAGGTAGGTATCGTTAAGGCTCTTATGAATGCCATAGAGTACGATAAGATTGATGAGGAATACTACGAGAGGCTTGGTAAGTTAGCTACTGATACTGGGGAAGTATGGGACGATGAGCGTATAGATATCATAGGACAGAATGGGAACGATGGGCTGCATTATAATGAAGACAAGGAAGGTATGTAATGGTTTATGACTATATGTGTAACAAGTGTGAGCATAAGTATGTTAGAAGTAACACCATAGCTAACCGTAAGAAAGGTGGGAGATGTCCAGAGTGTACGTCTAGTGACACTAAATTAATTATGTCTACACCAGCCTTTAAGACTTGTGGTACTGGACACGGTGTAGGCTGGGATGGTAAAGGAGTAATGAGATGAATGAAGCTAAAGTGATAGACCTATTAAATAAAGCACAGTATAACTTTGAGAAGATGGATGATAAGTTCTCTAGGTATGATGCCTTTGATCCTGAGCTAGGTATAATGTTAGAGATTAAATGTAGGAATAGACATTATGATGATACTCTACTAGAGAAAATGAAGTATGATTGGAATAAGCAATACGCTATAGACAACGGCTTCGAGTTCATCTACGCTGTGGCGATGCCTAATAAAGAAGGTGAGACCTTATACTTATTTGCACCGTTAACTATGGAAGAGGATGATGATTATGATTTTAAGTGGCACACAAAAAAGCTCCCTGCCAAAACTGAATTCGGAGGGAGCGAGTGGATTGACAAAGAAGTAGGCTACCTACATATAGACGATGCCTTAGTCACTATTCGTGAGAGTACAAAGCACTAGCACCTAACCCTAACATACCACCTTTACCTAGAGCCTTCAGCCTCTCCTTTCTTAAGGTGGAGTCTGAGGGCTTTATAGTATTTAGGAATTCATCTAGGTTCTGATTACCTTCAGGACCAAACTCTTGCCAACTCTTATTAACATACTTATTAGGCTTAGCAGGTCTTCCTCTCTTAGGTTTAGCACCTCCAGTCTGCATAGGTCTAGTCTTCTTGATGTTAAAATGCATAGGAGGGGTAGCTGCTAGTACTTTATTAGGTAGAGCTGTAGACATTCCTGGGAGTACCTCTAAGAAATTATGTTCATCAGACATAACACCGAAGCCATTACCATCAGGTTTAATCTTAACTCTAAAGTTAACACCTCCCTCGGTAATAGCAGAGCCTGCCTTAGAGAAACTAAACCACACACCATCAGTATCTTTCTCGATACCAGGGACACCTACTCTCTTATGTTTAACCCCTTTCTTATCCACCTCAGTCCACTTAACTTTCTTTAGTCTATCAGCTAATTCATCTACAGACTTAGGGTCTTTCATCTTCTTACCGAAGACATCCCTAGCTACATTACTGAAGACTGAACGGTTAACCATATCATTCCAATGGTTCCCTGAGATAGTACCTTGAGGTCTCTTAAGGACAAACTTATTGTTCCTCTTGAAACCTAACTTCTCACCTGGCTTACCTTTAAACCTATCCATTAGGGTCTTAGTATTCCATACCCTAGCCATATAGTCTTCTAACTTAGCTGACTCATCTTTAGTAATCTTCTGTTTAGCTGTTCCTTTATTGAACTTATTAGCTACACCATAGAAGCCTTTCTCCATAGGTATGTAATCTGTGTAAGCAGACCTCTCTAACACTTCATCTAAAACATTAGGACCTTTACGCCCTGACTGTTCAGAGATGTGTCTATTAGCTAAAGCCCTAGCAGTTACTTCCTCTTGCATAGTCCTATTAGCAGGTGTTTGCTTAGGTGACTGCATAAGAGGACGGTTGACACCAGTATCCCTATAGACTGCACGATTGTAAGGCATCTGCATCTTAGCTGCATTCTTAATACCTTCCCCTACCACACCAGCAAAACCCCCTATCTTCTCCTGTAGGATAGCACTTGTTCCTGCTTCCTTAGCGGCTTCTGTAGGACCATAATACCCTGGGATATAGTTAGGTACGCCTGATACCACAGAACCCTTCATACCATCATCAGATAGTTTAGAGAGGTTCTTAGAGGCTACCCTCGCTACGGCACTTAGTAGTCCCATCTCTTATAGCTTAGGTGCAGGACTAAACATCTCATTCCAGTCATCAGGCATAGCTACAAACTCTGTAGTACCTGGCATCTTACACATCATAACATCCCCTTCATATCTACACTGTGGTAGTTCATTAGCATTTGAACCTTCTTCTACTTTACCTGTCATCATTCCTTCCATCTTCTTACTCCTGTTGTAATTAATTGTCGCAGACTATTGCCTGCTAGTATTTAAAACTATCCATTAACTGATGCTTACCTGGTATGTTAGGCAGAGCTCTCTTAATCATCCTATGTAAATCTGCACTCCCTATATCTTGAATCGTATTAGCTATATCACTAGCTGTAGGACCTAAGATATTGAAGGCTCCTGCTGGTCCTTGGTCAGACATTTGTTTCATCGTATCCCACCATAAACCTCCTCCCCCTGCATTACCAATACCTGCTATCAATAACTCAAGTGCGCCTCTATTCTTCTCAATCTCTTTACCTTGAGCTAATGCTCTAGTCATCTCAGCTGCATTACCTGCTATACCTGCGGCTGCTAGATAAGCAATCAAAGGTTTAGCGTTATGGTTATGGAACAACTCATCAGCTACTTCTCTCTTTAAGAACCTAGCCTGATAGAACATAAATGATTTGAACTTAGTCATTAACTTCATCCAAGGTGTCTGCCAATGTGATGGTAGGTTGAATGACTCACCTGAGAAGTTAACTTGTTTATTGAACATATGTCCACTAACTGAGTAGTCTCTCCCTGATAAGTCAGCCTTACGTGGGTCTGAAATGCCTAACTTCTTAAGTGAATTCTCTATCTTCTTAGCTTTAGGACTATTCCCTTTGCCTTTAGCTACTAGAGTCTTAAGTTTATTATGTAGTGTAGCTACGTGACCGTGAGCCATAATAGCTGCAGCCCTACGGTTCATCTCCTCCACACCAGTGAAGCCTACTGCTCTTAAGAACTTAGTAGGTTCATTTAAGAACTGAAGACCTCCAGTAAACTCCCTCTCTACAATCCTAGAGTGAGGCATATTCTCAGTAGCGATACGTGCTAAGTCAATCTCACCTAGTACACCAGCTCTATTGATGATAGCCATATCACCTTTAGTCTTAACTATAGCTCTTATAATGCCAGACATAGCATAGAAAGGAGCTTTAACTAGACCACGAGACTTAGTCAACTTAACTGTACCATTCACGAATGCCTGTGTAGCATTGGGAATAGCAGCTAAACCTAACTTCAGATTCTGGAAGGCATTAATCTTAGAGATGCCCTTCATAATAACAGGGTTGTCCATCTTCTCTTTCACTGTCTTAGAGAACTTAGGGTCCCCCATAGTAGTGAAGTATGTCTCTCTTAAGTGGTCAGCCTCTCTACCTTTACCTTGTTTCTCTAAAGCCTTAATACGTTTATGGATATACTGGTCCTTAGCACCAAACCTACGAGCGAATTCATTACGTTTAACTACATCCTCAAAGAACTTAGACCATCTATCTAAAGGCTTAGCCATAAAGTTATCTAACATATGTTCTAGAGCAGGAGGTAATTCAATCTTCCTATCGAACTCTAAGTGAGATGAACGATGAACATCAATCTCCCTATCCATCTTATTACGGAACATATCTTGGATACGTCCAGGAGCGAAGTGACTATTGATAATCATCTCTGCATCTTCCTTAGACTTACCTGTGATATTCTTAATGATTGCCTTAGCACCACGAGGGTCCTTCTTCCATAGCTTAGTCATAAACTCACTGAACTCTACAGCACCTTTGTCTGTCAACAAGTGTTGTGAATTCCATACACGAGGTATATAAGACTTATCTGCTTTAAACTTCATATAATCTTCAGCGGTGATGACTTTATTATTGAAAGCCATACGCATCTGATTATCTTTAATATCATCTAGCTTCTTTAAGAAACCTACTTGCTCTGGATTCTTAGGTAGTCTATCCCTAATTAATTTATTTAAATCGCCTAGTTGTTGTTCATTCTTCGCTGCCATATCTTTCAATGTGTTAGACATACGAGCTACATTAATATCAGTAGCAGCCATAGCCTCGTTGAGAGCCTTAGCTTCTCTCCGTAGACCTGAGCGTACTAAGATAGAGTCTGAACCATAGATAGTTCTAGCTACCTTAGGACCTACTGTGTTACCTAGTCTATTGACCCAATCAAATAAGTTCTGTCCTGCTCTAGAGAAAGGAATCTGTAAGTCAATATTACCTACATCAATATAATCTTTATCTAACTGCTTCTGTCCTGCCTGTTGTACTGGTTTAGGAGGTAGATTCTTATTGACATCCTCACCGTGCCTAGCTTCTTCAGTATTACGTGCACCTACAGGTGGCTTATACTCTTGATTAGAGCTAACCCACTTCTTCTCTGCAGCATCATACTTAAAGCCTTGCTTATGTAGCTCTGAAATCTCTTCCTTAGCTTCCTTACGTGTCCAGCCTATATTCTTTAGGAACTTATATAAGGACTTCTCATCATTGACATTATCTCTGATTGTCTGTAGGAATTCCCTATCACCAATCTTATTCTTAATCATATACTTAGTAGCTAGGTCATTAAATTTAGTGCTTATACCACCAATTAATGCACCCATAGTGCCACCTAAAGCAGTACCCATACCTGTAGCTAGGGCAAACTGCCCCCAATCTAAGTCATCTTGTACATTAGCCTGAATCTTAATGGACTGACGAGCTAGATTATCCAATCCTGTGTAAGTACCAGTAATAGAACCAGTCCTAGTGATGTTAGAAGCTAGGAACTTATTGATATAATGTTTAATCCCTTGTTTTGTCCCTTGTCTGACAGCTTCTTTAGGGAGCAACGTAACACCAAATGTAGCTAAGACACCCCAGTTAGCAGGGTCAGTGATTAAACCACTAGTAACATCTGCGGTTTGAGACCACCCATCTCTACTTCCTTCACCTGTGGCAGCAATCTTCTCATAAGTCATAAACTGTAGAGCAAAGTCTTTCTTTTGTTGGTCAGTCATACTCATCATAGATGCAGCATCAAGACCTAACTTAGTTAAGTTGACATTAGAGAATGCCTGGTCAGCCATCATCATATCGACTAACTCTTTATCACTAAGAGGTTTCCCTGCTTCTTTACCGAACTTCTTATAGTTACCATAAGTTCTACGCAGGGACTTAAGTAAGTCTACATTATGTACTTGGTCTGTGTACTTCCAGTCAGCAGTAGTATTCTTAGCTATGTCATAATAATCTTCATTACCTTCGTCACACTTATTATATATACTACACTCATTAAACTTAGAGAAAGTATCTCTTCTATTCTTAAAGGCGGAATAATAATTATCCCACTCTTGTAGCTTAGCTGCATCTTGTTCTGCAATAGCTTTATCTCTACCTGCTAGGTATTTATCGTACTCAGTATCTAAGTTACTCTGATAGAGTGCATCTGAATTAAAGTTATCATTTAACTCAGCTAATTTAGCATCAGGGAGATAATCTCTGTTCCCTGCTTCCACTTCCTGTAGCTCTCCTGCTATTTCTCCTGGGAGTAAGGTATTATAATTAGGGACAGAATAGTCTTGTCTCACTACAGCAGCATCAGCCTCCGCTGCAAGACGAGCCATCTCCTCCTGAACTTCTTCTGGAGTCATATCAGCAATTTCATCACTTACTCGAATAGGCTGTCCGTTATCTAGATATACTGTTTGTGACATATTTATTTAGGCTGTGCTGGTACGTTGAAAGGATTACTAGAAGAAGGCGGTGTTGTTTGTCCTCCAGGAGTTGAAGCAGTAATAGGTTTTGTAGCATCTAATCCAGTCGTGCCTTTTGAAGTCTGAAATTCTACAATCTTATTCATAACTGAGTGTGTAGTTTCCCCTGGATTTAATTCTGTATAGCGATGAATAAAATCAATTAAGCTTTCTTCTGTCATACTACCAGGAAGAGCTGTACCAAACCAATTACTCCAGCTACCGCCAAAGACATCATCAATTTCAGCCTTAATCCCTGCAGCCACAAACTTATTAATATGCTTAACAGGAGCAGGTGTTTTATCTTGTTTACCTGGTGCTCTTGGTAATACTCTCTCACCTGTATCTACATAATATTGAATACCATTCTGTACTACGATACGTCTGTCTTTAGCTTTACCTCTTAAAGTAACAGCCATCTTCTGTTGTTCAATATGTTGGTTGATTACAGGCTTAACACTCTGTAACCATTGTTGTGCTGAACGAGGATTCATCTGCATAAGAGCATTGAAAGTCTTCTGTACTGCCTTACCGTCACTTAAGTCTGTATTAGCTGCAATAGCTTTCATCTTACGCTGTGGAGATTCATAACCTAGATTCTCTTTAATCCAGGGTGCTGTAGCATCACCTAGTTCTTGCGCTCCTCGAGCTGCCATCTGACGATACTTAAGAAACTCAGGTACTTGAGCCTCCGCTGTGATAGTCTCTAATGATGGTCCTGTTTGAAACATTCCTTGTGGCATATCTATATTCTCCGTTTAAAGTACAGACACTAAGTATCTATCTAGTGCATCCTGATAAGGATTCTTCTGTGATGATTGATACATCTGCTGCATATTAGGTTGTGCACCCATCATACCTGTAGTTCCTCTCATCTGGTTCATCATCTGTGTAGGTGCATTATAATATGCTTGTTCAGACTCAGGTAATACATTCTCCATAAGATACTTACTTCTACGAACATCACTAGCTGCACGTTCTCTAGCTGCAGTAGAAGACCTATCCATACCTCTGCTCACATAAGCTGCCTCTCTAGGTTGGTCTGCTTCTCTCCAGATATCAGATAACATACCTGAACGTCTACCGAACTCTTTACCGATACCTGCCTTTACATTAGCAGGGTCATAGTATTCCTCGAATCGAGGTAACATCTTATTGTAGTAATCTTGAAGAGGCTGTTGTTGAGCTCTATACTCATCACCTGCTTGTCCTGAGCGATAAGCACCATAGCCTGCTTTAGCCATAGGAGCGAGCCAATCTTTATTCTCACCCCAGAAATCACCAACGCCACCTAAAGACCAATCAGTATCAAATCCTACATCTGAAGACCAATAGTCACTAGTGTCCGCTAAGTCATAAGCTTCTGAGCCCCAATCTACTGCTTCCTCTAACCAATCCCACATATTCTATTCTCCTTAAATTCTTTAAATATCATCTGAACCCCAGCCTGCTCCACCATCATCAGAGTCATCACCATAGCCTCCATCATCATTACTATCTGAACTACCATCATAACCTGAAGTGAAACCACCTCCTGAAGTGCTATCATTAAAACTCTCCTCAATAGCACCAAAGTGTTCATCAGAACCAAAACCATACATATCAGCTACGTCTGCTTCATACTGAGAGCCATAACTGCCATAATCATCACCAAAACCACTAGAGCCTCCTAATTGAGCATCACTCAAAGGATTACCAAAGAAGTCTGTAGATTCAGTATACCAACTAGTAGTAGGAGCCATTCCTAAGAAGTCTCTAACTCCTGAAGGTAAAGGGTTAATGCCGTGGGCTAAGTTTAAACCAGCTGCTCCTCCAAGAGGATTAAACATTCCTGCTACTCTTTTCTCCCAAGAAGAAGCATTAAGCCAATCTTGAGCAGCATTAGGGTTCGTCCCCCAAGGTGAATAATCAGAGCCACCACCTTGTCCTCCACCTGTTATGCCTCTAGTATCAAAAGCATTAGGGACATTCTGTGGAGGTAGTCCCCCTATGCCATAACTAGTACCACTTAATAGACCAGAAGGTAACGTAGCTCCAAAACTTTGTTGTTGCTGTGCTCCGCCTTGATTCTGAAATAACTGAGGTAAGCCTCCTAAACCAAAAGGGTCACTTAAGTTTTCAGTAGAGGATAGAGGAGATTGACCTGGAGACACTTTACCTAATGGCTGTGTAGCTTGTGAGCCAGGGTCAGCCCACTCTTCTGTTAATCTAGGGTCGTTAGTAAAGAAAGGCATTATGTTAGGTCCTGAGTGATAGTACAATATAAGTACGTACCATCTGAGACACATCTCACTAAGTCAACCTTACCAGAACCTGAAGTAATTGTAGGCTCACCACCGTTAAACTTAAACTCACCACCAAAGGCTACGTCATAAGCTCCAGTATTCTTAATGATGAAACTAACCTCAACACCTGTAGATTGATTAGAGACTGTAAGAGCCTTATCATCTGCTTGTACACTAACATCAAATACATTAGCATTTAATAGGTTAGCAACCTGTGGTGTAGATAAAGTAATAGCTTCAGAGGCTGTAGGGTGTGCCTTAGTGAATGTCTGTGGAGTATCTAATGTAACTACTTCCTCACCACCTACTGTAGCTGTAGTAGCTGTCAGTAAGTTAGCTACAAAGTTCTCACCTGAATCACCATTAACATCTGCCTTAGAGTTAATAGCTGTTCTAGCTGTGGTGAACTCAGTATCAAAGTCTGTACCTGAAATGACCTTATTAGGGTCTGTATCTAATAGAGCATCCTTACCTGCCCAGTCTACTGCAATAGTATAATTACTCATCGTATCTTTCCTTGTTTATATAATAGTGATAATGATTGAAGAGAAGCTTTATAGCCTTGAGTCACTCCATCCATCTCTAATCTTAAGTATTTAGCTGCACCTGCTAGAGGTACAGAGTGTTCTTTAAATCCGTGGATAGGAGCATACTTAGTCTTATCAGTAATAGGTAGAGTTTTATCCCTAAACAATGAAGTAGCTCCTCCAAACAGATAAGATATTCCTGATAGTGTAGGGTTAAGTTTAAATGTAGGTGAGATATTAGGTACTTGTTCGAAGTCCTTATATACTCTAAGTCCTACATCAGTGCCTTGACCTCCTGATACTACTAAGATTAATCTCTTTAAGATAGAAGCCTGTACACCCTGACCTAAGTCAATCCATACTGTAGATAGACTACCTGTATAAGGATTATAAGTATGTACCGCAGAACCTGAGTAATCTACATCCCAGTAACCTTCATAAGTAGCTACTCTACCTGACTGTTGTCCTACTAATAAGCCATACTCTGCAGTATAAGACATAGAAGCTGGGTGTCTGTCATCAGCCCAGTGCCACTTAGTAACTCTAGGTGACTCTGTGAGCACAGGACTCTCTTTAGTAGAAGTGTATGTTAAATCAAACACATAAGTTACATTCTTATCTACGAATGATAATAGGTATAACCCTTCATCAAACATATAAGTAGACTTAACATTCGTACTATCTTTAATGTTAGAGATTAACTCATCTTTAATAGTAGGAGATAATTCCTTTAGAGGTAACTTATCAAAGGTAGCTGTTCTAGTTAATGAACGTAAGCCAGTATCCGATAAGAAGATTATGTCATCAGCAACTACTTGAATTGAATCCCTAGAGACACAACCAATACCTTCAACTACTTCATCTAAAGCCATTAAGGTTGTGTTAGAAGCTGTGTTATATAGGATGATGTTCTCTTTACCAAAGATAACTAACTTACCACCGAAAGGATAGATAGCTACAATCTCATCTTTACCCCATACTGTCTTTAAATCAATATAACCAGCATCAGTGACACCAGTAGAGTGCCACCACTGAGACTCATCTAAGAGTGCTGAGTAGTGAACAATATCATTCTCTTCTGTAATGCCACCTACCCATAGTCTACCATAGTAGCCTAATGCACAGCTAGGGTCAAAGGTAGTGAGACCTTCAGGGAATACACCACCTTCCCAAGCATCACCAGAGCCAGTGCCAGAGCCAGTAGCAGTAAAGCATAAGCCTACTGTATTACTAGCAGCACCAATCAAAGTGAAGTCTGTAGTACCTACTGTCTTAATTTCATATCTAGTACCTACAACAAAAGAACCAGCATTAACTGTAGTTCCTGTAGCTGTAGTATCCACCACATTTTCTAAGTATTCCCAATCAGTACCATCAAAGATGATAGGCTTAATGCCACCATCTTGTACTCCGAGTAACTTATTATTAAAGTTCTGCCACTGCCAATCTGAAGTAGTGACTCCTGCTGGGGCATAGGTATTGATGAAAGCATTATCTCTATCAGTTAAGTCTAACTCAGCGATAGTGCCTGAGTAACTGACATACTGTCTAGTAGAATTAGCATCTTTATATTCAGCGATAGAGCCTACTTTAGCACCTGCATTTAGAGTGCCTTGTTTAAGACCCTTACGGAAAGTTACTTTACCACCAGCTGTATAAGTAATGTTATCAGCTTTAGTGAACCAAGTATTATCTAGGGCAGTAGCTGTAGTCTGTGTATCTAGACCATTGATACCGATGGTATCTAATGCTACTGAGCCAATTGTCTGTGCGTTAAGCATCTAGGTTACCACCCAGTCTCTTTCATACTCCATATTGCCAGCATCTAATTGAACTGCAAGGCTCAGAGAGTCTCTAGCTTCAGCAGAGATAGCACTAGAAATAGTACCACCATCTTCACCACGTTCAGCTACAGCTCTAGCCCAAGCACCTAATACAACAGGCTGAGAAGGAACTCTTAATACTTGTGATGCTTCTTTTAATTCTGTCTGTGCGCCTACCACATTCACTGAGATAACTTGAGTAGCATCAGGTACAGGATAGAAGTCAATATTGAAATCAGGTTCTCTCGAAGAGCTTGCTTGTGAGATACCATTGAAGGCATAACTAGTAGGCTCACCTGATGCGATAGAAGATAGAGGGAATACTTGTTGATTCATCCACTCATTAGGCACTTGCTTTAAGACAGTACCTGTGGTCTGATTGATTACATCTAAGACTGTGAAGGAAACACCAGCACCACGTAAGGCATCACCTAAAGTGTACTGCATATTGCCACTCTTAGTCGTAACATTGAAAGACTCTCTAAGAGCATTCCAGCTATGATAAGACTCTACATTCTTCTTAGTATCATTAACCAACTCACCGATTAACTTTTGGTAATCAGTAACAGTATTTGAATCATATAAGTCTCCTGACCAGTCGGCAGGGATAGTGTCTTCTCTTAGTCTTCTTAAGACTGAATTAATAATCTCTCTATACGTCATCTATAATCCTTCCTATATGTATATATTATACCACATTTGTCTCTATTTGTCAAGTGCCAACTTGATTGTTGTCAACAGTAGACTTGTATTTATTTTTAGCTTTAGCGTACCCTTGTCTTCTAGTGAGCCAAGGTACTACAATGTTAGTGATTAGTAGAAATGCTAGGAAGCCATATAAGATGTCTTTACTCCACGCCTCTGCTACGTATGCCACTGCTTGTTCTTTCGTCTCTATATCGGCAACCTTGGGCTCATCAGGCACTAGTTCATCATATGCCATAGCAGTAAGACCAACAGTAACTCCAGCAATAGGACCACCTAATAGATAAGCTGTCCCTGTAGAGACGGTTGTTTTACCTAGGTTTCGTAGGTCCAAGGAAGCACAACTAGTCAGTAACATCAGTGATATGAATAGTGTTGTTAATCGTATCATTTGTGCCTCCTAATCGTATCACTAAGAAACTACTTTACTAGCCGCCTTAAAGGCAGCAAAGAATCCAAACTCTTGTAGAGTGAAGTACACAATCATACCGACTGCAATATACTTTATCTGATTGAGGGTATCCTGAATAGCAGTTAGGTGTACATTCATATCACCCATCTGTGCGAATAGCTTAGCTATCTGCTCATCGTGACGGGCTGATGCCTGCTCTAGTCTGTCTAATCTTTGTTCCACAATTACTTGTAGAAAGCTAGAGTAATCTTAGTGGTCGCTGGTGCAATGATGTTCAATGCTGTCACACCTGATAGAGTTCTAGTACCTGGGTTTAAATCTACTGTGTCTGCATTGATTGAACCTGTAGGTACCACTGCTGCACTGCCATCATAACGTACATAGAAGTCACCGTTAGCACTGAAGACTACTACACCTGCTCCTGTAGGAACTGTCACTGATTGATTAGTTGTAGCCGCTAGTTCACCTGCATAGTATGTATCTGATGCATTGATAGCACCTGTAGGTGAGCGGTAGTCATCTCTTCTTATTAAAATCTCGTTCATTACTTAGTCCCTCTTGTGTGTGCGCCTATTTTTTGTTTGAAAGCCTTCATTAGTTACTCCTTAAATTGTTCCATCGTGTAATAGTTTATAGCGTACGCCTGCTATGTTTAATTCAACATATTGGTTGCCTGCCCCAGCACTTCCTGTGCCACCAGTAGCACCTGTAGTAGAGTTGACTCTTAATTTCTCACCACTTGCTGCGTGAAGAGAAGCTACATTTGTGCCTTCAAGTCTAAGCTCATTCGTGTTGAAACCTATCTGAGCATAATTGGTTGAATTATCACTATTGTTAAATTTTATTGCTGAGAAGTTAGCCGAACCGCCATCTCTGTAAAACTCTATGCCTGGAGTAGCGCCTACGTCAACTGTAATACTTGTCCCTACAGTGCCAGCTTTTGGTGTTTTCAACCCTAGACCAGATACACTAGACATCCAAGAATAATTATCAGAGCTACTGCTATCAATATTGCCAGTACTTTCGCCTATAAACTCAATATGAGAAGCATCTGTGTCCACTAAATATCCAGCATTAGAACCTGTTGTATTCTTTAACACCGCATTACATATTAAAGTACAGTCATCACATCTACCAAAATTCACAGTCCTTTCTACATTTGCGTTAAAGAAGTTTGTTGTTATAAGGTTTCTGTACGACTTACTTGCACCTGCTGCAAACTCCACTCCAACGTCATCAAAAACTACACCAACTCCACCCTCATTGTTTACGTCATCTTTATCTTGAATCGCCTCAAAATAACAAGTCTGGATTAATACTCCTGCTGTACGCCCTAGAAGATGAACGCCTACTGCCTCACCTTGCCATTTTAATGTAGCAAGGCTTTCACCTTCAGGGGTTACTGTTGTATCGGTATAAGGAGCATAAGTCTGTGGAGTTGCTTGTTTTAGAATCTGCTCGAAATTACAGTTTAGAAAAGTATTAGTATAAGAATGGGATGTTGATACAGCTCGTATGTGCATACCTATACGCTTCATATAGAGAATGACAACCGTATCAAACAAGTTGTTATTAAAGCCACCACTGCCACCTTGTGCGGTTACAGTATGTCCAGAAGGGCCATAAGTGCTAGAAAGCGAAACTGTCTCAGCAATAAATCCAACAATTCCTTCTGAGGTTGCAGAGTTGTAATCTTCTGCAGAGATATGTATTTCTCTAAACGAGTTATTCCAACCACCGAATAGGTGCATACCTACTTTACATCCTGTAATATCTATACTGCTAAATTTACAGTTTGATATAGGATATGAGTCACTTCCTGATCTATTTGTAATGCCTGCTTCTGCAGTAGTGCTACCATCAATCTTAAAGCCTTCTAAACTAACGCCACCAACAGTGTAATCATTCAATAGGGTGTAGTTGTACTTAATCTGAATAGCATCAATATTACCTGTAACTTGAATGACTGATGAGTTTTTACCTGCGCCTTTTAGCGTAATGTTGTGGTAAACAGTTATAGGGCTACTAATCTTAAATGTACCTATAGGTAATAATACTGTACCGCCACCAGTACCATATTTGGAAGGGTCATTTACTGATGTGCTTACTGGCAATGAGTCAATAGCTGCTTGGATAGCTACAGTATCATCTGTAACTCCGTCACCTACTGCGCCAAAGTCCTTAACATTGACAGAAGCACCATCAATCATCCTGTGTGTCGCTTTAGTTAAAGCCATTCTATTCTCCTGTGTTTGCCTCTGCAATTACATCTGCTGTCCAAGTAGCAGTAGCAATGGCAACTACTTTAGCATCTTCGTTAGAAGTATCATCACCTGGTGCTAATGTATGTCTGTGAAATGATTGAGATAAAACCTCACCATCTTCAAGCACTCGTGTTGCTGTTCTTACTTGTAATGTGCCATTCTCTAGCACTTCAATCTTATCTGTTACTGTTTCTTTTGTTAAAGCCATTTCTTATTCTCCTGAATTAAACTGAATACATTAGTGTGAAAAACATCTTAGGTGTGCCTGAGCTAGTCACGCTACTCCAAGTTAAATCATCAACATTAGTTGTTGCATTATCAACAGAGCCAAACTTGATGCTTGAAGTTGAACCTGATGTGTATCTACGGATTCTTAAACCTTCTCCTAAATCTGTACCATTAACAATAGAGCTGTTTTGATAGCCATCGTCATAATCTACAGAACCTGTAAATAAACTGCTAGACCCTGTATAGTTATAAGGAAGCCCATCGATTCTTACAAATCCAGCACCACCTGTAAATGAAGTATAGGTTATATATCCTGATAGGAATACCATATTACCAACTTTGGTATATTTACCTGAAGACGAAAACCCAGTGAATGAAGGAACAGACCCAGAGTATTGGTTGAACGCTGGAGTCCAAGTACCCTCTTCATAGTCATCTAAAGCATTAGCTGCTGCTGTGTCACCGTTGAATGTGATACCTGCTATTAAGTTTATATTATTACTAGCTGACTCTTTCTTAATCCAATTACCAATGTTAAGCTGGCTATTGGCAGTAGCTGATGGAGCGTTTACATTAGAACCAATGATGATGTTAGAATCACCTGTTGTGATGTTGTCACCTGCTAAAGAACCTAGTGCTGTGTTGTTATCGCCTGTGCTTAAATATAAAGACCTGTAACCACTAGCTGTATTACTAATACCTGTTAAATTGTTGAATAAAGACCTATAACCACTGGCTGTATTATAACTGCCTGTGTTGTAGAACAAAGCATCACCACCAGTAGCTGAGTTGTAAGTTCCTATGACGTTAGAGTATAAAGCACGATAACCAATAGCTGTATTATTAATACCCTCTGTATTAGATGTTAAAGCACTATCACCAACACCTGTATTATTATCACCAGTAGTAATACTATCTACCGCACCTGTGCCTAGTCCTAGGTTAGATGTGGCTGTTGTGTTAATTTCTAAGCCATCAATTGTATTAGTGCCTAGCGTTATATTGCCAGTCATAGTACCACC